TCAGTTCGGTCATCGATGGTGACGACGCCAAGGTGATCGCCGTCGCGCTCGTGGCCGTGCTGATGGCGGGCCTACTACTTGTTCTGCTGGCTGGCGCGGCCGGGATCGCGGTCGCAGTGTTTGAGGGAGCGAGGTCGATATGAGATGGGACTGATAGCTAAAGCAGCCCAGAGATTGGTCGCCCCACCCGTACCTATGTCACCCACGTTCTCGGGGGTATCGACGCCGTTTGGGGGCACCCCCCAGAGTTACCCCCAGCTAGCCCGCAGGGGTTACGCTGGGAACGAGATCGTCTTTGCAGCAATCGAACTTATCGCTACATCTGCCTCTGAGCCCCACATCGTCGGGCGCCGCTGGCGGCGGGCCAGCCCGCAACTGCAACCTGGAAGCCGCGAAGCCCTGCGGGTCCAGGATGAGATTCACTGGGAGACGGGGCGGCTGCTGGCGAAGGGACACTCCTACGCGGAGGTCAACGCCGCCCTGATCCGCAACGGCTTCATTACCCAGGTTCCCGATCATCCCCTTGTACGCATTCTCAATAACCCCAACCCCTTCGTGTCCAGGGGCCAGTTGTGGTCAACGATTACGATGGATCACCGTCTGGCTGGAAACGCCTACCTTCTCAAAGCACGTTATCAGGGCGGGCCCCTTGAAGGAGCTGTCGGAGAACTGTGGCGGCTCAGGCCGGACAGGGTGCGGATCATCCCCGATAGGCAGAAGGTCATCGCCGGCTACGAGTACGGATTCGGGGGCGACAAGGTGATCCTGCCGCCCGAGGATGTGATCCACTTCAAGACCCGCAACCCATTCGACGACTACTACGGGATGCCACCCCTACTGCCGATCATGGGGCGGCTGGATATCGATGCCTACATGCAGGGCTTCCTCAAAACCTTCTTTGAGCACGGTCAGACTGGTCCTGGGTCAATTCTCACTGTCAAAACGAAACTCGGAGATGACGCGAAGACGGAGATCCGAGAGCGGATGCAGCGCCAGTTTGGTCCAGGCAACTGGCTCGGCACGATGATCATTGACAACAACGAGACGACCTACCAGCAGATGGGTCTCAACCGCGGCCTCCGTGATGCACTCCCCAAGGAAATCGATGCCCAGACCGAGGCGCGGATCGCGATGGTGTTTGGCATTCCCGGCTCGATCCTTGGGCTGCTCATCGGCTACGAATCCTCGTCCTACGCCAACAAGCGGGCCGACCGCGAGGTTTTCTGGAAGATCACGATGGCGCCGCTTCTGAGCGACCTGGACGATGCCCTTAACCTCTCGCTGGTGCGCGAATTCGGCGGGATCGATGAGGTAATGTTCGACCTTAGCGATATTGAGGCCCTCCAGGAAGAGGTTGACAAGCGCGTCGGACGTTGGCTAAAGGTACTCGGGGGTGGTGGTTGTTCGTTGGAAGAGTTCCGCGATGCCGTTGGCCTCGACCCCGAGAACCTGGATGGGACGTTCCTCATCCCCGCGAACATCCTGCCTACACACGGCGATGCGCTAGGAGAGGGCGTATCAACCGATGGGGCGATGGCCGCACTCTTGCGGACGGCGCTGATACCGCAGACTGTGAACGCGCCAGCGATGCTAGAAGAGGCAAGGTGCCCGAATTGTCACCGCCTTCTAGGGCGCGATGTCAGTGGGGCGCGCTTCGATTGTCCGCGCTGCAAGACGCCCGTTCTCGTGGACAATGGGGTATTGACAACCTAGATTATACCTGCTACCGTGTAGACAACTGAATAATTAGTGCCCTTTGTGGCCCGACATTTCGTGCGCTTAGTCGCCCGACATAGGTCGGGCTTTTTGATTGCCCTTTGGAGGGGCTTATGAAGCAATCATGGTACGAAATCAGGGATGCGGCTCGGGGCGTGGTCGAAGTCCTGCTCTACGAGGAGATCGGGAGCTTTGGTGTAACCGCCAAGGACTTCATCAAGGAGTTGAAGGGCATCAAGGCCAATACCATCAACCTTCGCGTCAATAGCCCAGGTGGTGACGTATTTGACGGGGTTGCCATCTACAACGCGCTCAAGACCCACTCTGCCACGGTGAATGTCGTGGTGGATGGCCTTGCGGCCTCTAGCGCCTCCTTCATTACCCAGGCAGGCGACACCGTTCTCATGGCGGAAGGCTCCACGATGATGATCCACGAGCCCAATGGCCTGACAGTCGGCGACGCCGCAGAGCACTCGAAGATGACTGAGACCTTGAACCTCATGGGCGACACCATCGCATCCCTCTACGCAGGACGCGCCGGTGGGACAGAGGCCGAGTGGCGCGGGCGGATGCAGGCTGAGTCCTGGTATCGGGCGCAGGAAGCCGTCGATATCAAACTCGCTGATGGTCTGGTGCAGAGCGCCCAAGCCCGCAACCCCGCTGGCATCTTCAACCTGTCCAAGTTCCACAATGTCCCTGAATGGTTGCAGGATGCACCCCCGGCTGAGGTGGCTAGTGAAGACAAGGTAGAGACGCCCCAGGCTGAGATCGATCTGGGCGCTCTCATTCAAGAGAACGCGAGGCTAGAACCAGCAAAGCCTAGCCTTGAGAGCCTGCTGGCTAAGCAGTTCGCCAAAGAAGCAATCGAGAAAGCAGTAAGAGGAGGTTAAGTATGTCAAAACTGGCAATCCCCGAAACCGTTGCTGAGATGCAAGAACTGATGGCCGATCCCAAGAAGGTCGGTCAGATAATTCAGGACGGCCAATTCGCCGAACTCGTGAGCAAGTATTCCAAGGCGACAGACGAGCGCGGCAACATGGCCGAACTGGTCAAGCAGGCTGTAGAGGCAGGTATGGCCGGACAGAACGCTATCGAGGACAAGGTGAATGCGACCGTCAAGGAGACATTCGCCACCCTTCTCAAGGAGCACGGCGTCAACCGGCCCGCACTAGCACCACCGTCTGAGCCAGGTTCAGGAGCGGACGCCAATGCCGCCTATAACCCGTTGGCCCCAGGCGTAGCCATGAACGATGTCGGTTTCGCCAACCTGGGTGATTTTGCTCGAACCATCTGGCACCGCAACCCTCGGCCCGACGAGGAGAAGATGACTAGGGCGCGCAAGGTCATGGACGCTTACAGTTCGGTCGATCCGGCTGCTGGCGGCTTCCTGATTCCGGAGACCATGCGCTCTGACGTCATGAAGATCGCCCTTGAGAGTTCCATCGTCCGTCAACGGGCGACTGTCATCACTATGTCCTCGCTCACACAACTCATGCCCTATGTGGACTCAACCACCAATGTCGGCTCTGTCTTCGGGGGCATGATCTTCTACTGGACGGCCGAGGGAGCTACCCTGGCCGCTAACGAGGCGAAGTTTGGACGCTTGAAGCTAGAGGCCAACAAACTCACGGGTCTGGCCCGAGTTCCTAACGAACTCTGGGCAGATGCCCCAGCGCTATCTAGTTTCTTGATGCAGGCTGTCCCCAAGGGCCTCGGTTTCTATGAGGACGTGGCCTTTATCAGCGGTTCCGGCGTCGGTGAGCCGCTTGGCTTTTTAAACTCAGGGGCCCTCATCGCTCAGGCTAAGGAGACCGACCAGCCAGCCGACACCATCTGCGTCGAGAACGTCCTGAATATGTATTCCAGAATGCTTCCGTCGTCTCTCGGAAACGCTGTCTGGATCGCTAACCAGTCCTGTTTCAAGGAACTGATGAGTCTGGCAATCCAGGTTGGGGTCGGTGGCGCTCCGGTGTCCCTGGTGGACATTCGCAACGCACCGCTCGCTTCCATGCTGGGCAGGCCGCTCATCATCAGCGAGAAGGTTCCGACTCTGGGCGACCAGGGCGACCTCTGCTTCGTCGACCTGAGTTACTACCTCATCGGCGACCGGCAGGCGGTCAGCCTTGAGACCTCGGAGCATGTCCGGTTTGAGAATGATGAGACGGCCCTGCGCGTTATCGAGCGCGTTGACGGCCGGCCTTGGGTACAGAGCGCATTCACGCCACTCAACGGCGCGACTGTCAGCCCAATCGTAGCGATAGCGGCACGAGCATAGAAATGAATCCGGCCAGGGGTTGGCCTTAACATCCCGCCCCTGGCCTAGCCCACTGAGGCCTTAACCTCCCTCGGTAGGCGGGAATAAGGAGAAGAACATGGGACAGTGTGGTCTAGGAAAGAGCTACGACCTGGCTCAGTGTTTCACCCCAGTAGACCTAAGCGCCGGCGCTCCTGCGGCAGGGGATGTCATCAACCTTCGTAATGCGGCTGGCGTCGATGTCATCCTTGTGTCAAGCGCTGGTGCTGCCAACGACATCATAACGCTGACCTTCCAGCAGGCGGATGGCATCGCTGGCACCCCCAAGGCCCTCTGCGTTGACCACTACTACCAGAAATTGGACACGCTCCTGACGACTGGTACAGCGTGGGAGAAAGTGGCAAACGGCGTTGCGGGTACGGGCATTACGACCATTGCGGGCAGCGCGACCTCCGACGACGCGCAGATCATTTGGGTTGTTCCCATTGAAGCCTCGAGTCTCGATGCTGGCTATGACTGCGTTGTGGTTACATCGGCCCAGACTGCCGGCGCAGGTTCTAAGTTCACAAGCGTCATGTACCTGCTCCGCGATCTAGCCCACCAGCGGACGCCGGCCAATCTGCCGAACCCGCTGATCTAGAGGTGACAGATGGATAACCTAGCTAACGCGCTGGCCGAGGTCAAGCACATAGAGGCGTTCGAGCGGTCGCGCTACCGCTACAACCATCCCATCTTCGCTCACGTCACGGCAGCAATAGCACTCCTCGAGGCGGAAGTGGCGGAGCGGACGCCGCCGCCCGTAGAGACTGTCGCTGAACTCAAGGCCGAAGAAACAGAGGCCGAAGAAGTCGAGGAAATAGAGAAGCCAGAAGGCTTCACTCAGGCGTCGCGCCGAGCGCGACGTTAGGAGGCCAATATGGGCGAATTCAAATACTGGTCGAAACTGAATCTAGGCAAGAAGGTCGAGAAGGGATCAACGGCCATCGCCGGTGCCACCACTAAGCCGATGTTTACCATCACTGGCGGTCGCGTCCTAGTGACGGCCCTACACGCTGAGGTGGCAACGACAGCCATCCAGGCACAGGCGAATGCCCTGAGCATCGACGTCGATCCGACGGTTGGTGCCATCGGCATACTCGCCACAGGAATCGAGACGAACGCCGCCGCAATCGGGACCACCTTCTCGATCACGGGCAACCCCGCCGACGCTGCTATCAAGAATACAGGCGGGGCGATTGTCTGCAAGAGTCCGGTCATCATACCGGCGGGCGTCGTCACCTATGCGACGGTAGCCGACAACACGGGCGAGATGAAGTGGACGATCTGGTACATCCCGCTAGACCGTGCTGCTTATGTGACGGTGACGTAGGGAGGATGCAATGAGTAAATACCAAAACTGGGCAAAGCACCTCCTGGGCACCAAGATCGAAAAGGGCGCGACGCTCATTGTGGGCGCGGATACCAAGCCCATGTTCACCGTATCGTCTGGGCGCATCTGCATCACGGCTCTCGTCGGTGAGGTCATAACGGCAGATATCGGGGCAAACGCCAGCAATCTAACCGTCAATGCCGACCCGACCGTTGGGCTCACTGGTGTTATAGGTGCAGCGATAGCGATGGCTAGTGCTGTCGTCGGCACCACGTTCAGCATCACGGGCAACCCCGCCGACGCTGTTATCAAGAACACCGGTGTTGCGCTGACCTGCACATCGCCATGCATCGTCGCCGCTGGCACCATCACCCTCGCGACGAGCGGCACCAACACGGGTTCCATGAAGTGGACGGTCTGGTACTACCCGGTCGACGAAGATGCTTTCGTGACAGTGACCTAAGTGGGAGTGGGGGCGGGCTGAGCACCCCCAGTCCGCCCCCGTGCCCCAGGAGGTGAATATTGACAACGTACAAGCGAGACCTTGACGGTCAGCTAAATGACATCCTGGCCATCCTTGGGACAACGACTCCGCACCTCTTCCCCTTCTGGGAGCCAACGGGCCAACTCGTCACGGGGATCAGTGTCATCGACCTGATTCCCTCTGAGACGGGCGGCGCTGACGAGGACTTGGAACACGACTTCGCGCCCCTAAAGTTGCCGTGCGGCCTCTACTCCTATCACTTCCACCCAACTGGCGACCATCACCTCGCCGGCCTCGACCACGCCGACCTCAGCTTTGCAGGCACGGGCGGTATGAGCCTCGGCGCATGGATTCGGCCTACCACCGTTCTCAACAACGCCATCATAGCCAAGTATGACGTTGCGGGCACCGACCGCGAATACCGTCTCTGGCTCGACGCCGCCAGCAAGCTCGACTTCGAGATGTATGACGACACCGCCAACGCGAGTTGCATCACCATCAGCGCGGTCACTGCCATCACGAAGGGGGCCATGCAGTTCGTCGTGGCGACCTATGACGGCGTGGCAGCTACCCCAGGCGTCGCGCTCTATGTCAACGGTTCTGTTGTGACGAGTTCTACGGTCACAGGCGCATGGACTGACATGATCCCTGGCGCGACACCGTTGACTGTCGGCTGTGCTGGTGTGACTGCTACGCCAACCTTCGAGTTCCACGGGCGAATTGCCCCGCCTGTCTTCTTGACTGGCAAGGCGTTTACAGCGGCAGAGGTGGCCGAGCTCTACAAGATCATGTCGCCGATGGTGGGGCTCTGCTAATGGCTGACTACGGCGGATTCGGGCAGATTATCAAGGAGGCCCGCGAGCTTGAACGGCTAGAACGGGACAAAGTCCCTACGGCGTGCCCAGCGTGCGGGACGCCGCTCGAATTTAGTCCGGCTCGCGGCCTCCTTCACTGCCCGATGGGATGCTACACGGTACGGAGGCGCTAAATGACGGCCGCTGTTACTGACCCCTACGCGGATGTGAACGAGTATAAGCAGCGCGTCGGCAAGACGAGTGGGGATGACGACTTAGCGCTCCTGGATCAACTCAAGGCCATCTCGCGCTTCATCGACATACGCCTCGACCGCTTCTTCACCCAAGATGCTGCGGTCGTCGTCCGTACCTTCGACGGAAATGGGAACACACGTCTCTGGCTCCCGGACATCGCCAGTACCACCGGCCTCGTAGTGAAAGTGGACCTGAACGCTGACTATGACTTCACCGATAGCAACGAAACCCTGACCATCAACACCCACTTCTGGGTCGGGCCCCACAACGCGGACAAGGGGCCCGAGGTCTGGCCGTGGGAGTATCTGGAGATCGTACCCAATAACAGCGTCCTATCCATCTGGCCGAGCCAGGTGCGGGCCGTGCAGGTGACAGCGAAGTTCGGGTGGCCGGCCGTACCGAACGCCATCAAGGAGCTGACTATCGGCATCGTGCGCTATTTGCGTGATCTAGAGCAGGCAGGCGGCACCCTCGCTCTCCAGAACATCGAGGGCGTGATCCAACAGTCGTCCCGATTGAACCTACTTTGGTGGGATATCCAGCGGCAGTACGCGAAGGTGCCGAGCCTCTGACCATGCCAAGTGAATCATTGACCGTCAACGTCAAGGGTCTGGACGCCCTGATATTGAAGCTGGGCCACGTCACCGACCCCGTAAAGGAGATGGTGGAGGACGCGGGGAAGTACGCCTGGGCAGAACTCAAAATCTCCGCCAAGCCCCACGCCGGCGACAAGGGAACTATCGGCAAAGCCTCGAAGTTCGAGTTTGGCGGCGCCGGCGTCGCACTCCAGGCCCGCATCTCACCAGCTCAGAGCATGAAAGGTATCGCCCGCGTGATAGAGGAAGGCAGGAAGCCGGGCAAAGGGCCGCCATTCAAGGCTATCGAGAAATGGGGTCTGGCCCACGGCATGGCCCCGAAGACGGGCTGGAAACTGAGGAGTGCCATCAAGACGCACGGCACGAAGGGCGTGTTTATGTTCGCAAAGGCTGCTGAGGCGACCAGTAAACACTTCCCAGGACTCTTGAAAAAGGCGGCGGCGGCGGTTGAAAAGGCTTGGGGGGCACACTAGACATGACGCCAGGTTTTGTGTCTCTGGGCAACGCTCAATGTTCCCCGGGAGATGCCATATTCTCTGGCCAACTTTGCCTGGGAAACTTTGCCCCGAAGCGACCGAATCCGCCTCACCGCTTCGGGGGTCAATTTGGCGCAATGTTGCTTTTCGCCCTTCGCGACTTGACCCTGTGCCGTGGATACCCGTTTGTGTTCCGGAACGGGCAACCATTCAAGATTCGCAACAGAGTTATTCGCTCTATTGCCGTCCTTGTGGTTCACCTCAAATCCCTGAAGGCTTCCTTGTGGGCATGTGAGGAAAACGAGGGCAACGAACCGATGAACATAATCGCGGCATGGTTTCTGAGGATGCGACAGGGTAACCCTCGGATATCCATGTTCCAGCCATGGCTTCAAGATATGGCCAGGGCGAGTGCCCTGCGATGGAAGAAGACGCCTCACGCGACCCCAAGTGGAAACCTCATAGTAGGTTTCGTAGTTGGGGATAGGACGCCATTCTTCGGGGATGATAAACTGAAGTTGCATCGGGAAAACTCCTTTCTCGGTGCCATGCGGCAGGCCGCTCCGAGCGGTGCTGCCGCTATTGATTATAGCACACAATGGGGAAAGAAATAATGGCCTGGCGAGACGCACGAGCAAGGATCGCCGCAATCCTGGGAGCGATCTCCCTAGCTGAGCCCGCTAGTGTTTCCATTACCCGCGTCTACGAAACCCCTCCGGCCCAAGTTCAGGATACGCCCTGTTTTATCGTCATCCCGCCTGCGCTGGAGGTAAAGCGGGGATCATCTGGATTGCGGATCAAGACCTACACCGTGCGCCTAAGCCTTCTGGTGACTGATGAGGCGCTGGATCGCGCCGCCGATCTGGTCGATGCCTTCCGGGAGGCTGTGGTGGACGCCTTTGATAGTGACCTTACCCTGGCTGGCACGGCCACCATGATCACCGGGCCGAATGCGGAAGAGGCCAGCCCAATCAGATACGGCGGCAAAGACTACACGGGCATCGACTTCCTACTCACCGTTCAGATTCAAGGGCCGCGGACATTCGCTTAAAGAAAGGAGAATGACGAATGCCGACAATCTATCCTATGAGACTGGCCCAGCGTGGCAAGGAATCCATCGTTGCGCGAGGGTCACCCGTCGCCGCAACGCGGCGCTGGATAGGCGATCTGGAACTCACCGAGATCTCGAAGATTTACAGACCGTCCTACCCCGTCGGCGTCCTCGTGCCCTACGGTGGCAACAGTATCGTCGTCGCCAGGGGCGCGGAGATGTCCTACTCCAGCGACCTTACATTTGAGGAGTTCCCCGACTTCTTGGCGATGGGCATTCTGGGCGATCAGACTGGCGCCGGCGGCGGGGCAGACAAGACATGGACGTTCCTCTTCGACCCTGATGACGATGCCGCCCCAGATACATTTACCGTCGAAGCCGTGAACGATGACGGCACAACCAAATACGAGCGCGAGATTGAGTACGTCTTCTGCAAGAGCTTCAACATCTCGCGAACCATCGGTGAGGCAATGAAGTTCAAGGCTTCACTGGTCGGGCGTCAGGTCACAGATTCCACGCTTACGGGGGGCATCGGCGTCCCCACCGCATGGGAGCCCGCGCTCGGCGACAAGCTGAGCCTCGCCATCGACGACACCTGGGCTAACCTGGGCGTGACACCAAAGGCTGGGATCATGGTCGACATGAATCTTGACGTCACGACCGGACTCGTCCCAGGCCCGCCGTCGAGCACGGGCGTCTTCAGCGCATACAGGTTCGGTCAGGGTGCCAAGTTCGAGCTCACCATGCTCTTCGAGTTCACCAGCGTCGCCGACGCGGAGCAGGAGAAGAGTAGGGACCGCTCTAAGCGGTTCGTTCGCCTAGAGGTTCTCGGTTCGGCCCTTGGCGGCGGCACCAAGAAGATCACCATCGACCTGTGCGGCGAGCACGCCGAGGGTTCGCTCATGGGGCCGTTCGGCGAGCGCGAGGGCCAGGATACCCTAGAAATGAAGCTCGAAGGCGTCTATGACATCACGAGCAGCAAGGTAGCGCAGTTCGTGGTCGTCAATTCGTTCGCGGCGATCCCGTAAGGAGGCATGAGCATGGCAACAGAGAAGAAGACGAACCTGCTCATCTGGAAGGGCGGCGACCCCTACCCCGGCTGGCCCGCCAGCGACCATGAGGAGCCGGACCCCGAGCTCTACCAGGCCAAGCTCGCATCCGGCCTCTACCGGACGCCTGATCAGAAAGAGGACGAGTCCCTACTAGAACAACAGCGGGCAGCCAAGGCGCAGGCCAACGCACAAGCAGCGAAGGCGGCCAAGGAATCCGCTGAGCGGGCACAGGCTGCGGCTGACAAGGCCCAGCAGGAAGCCGCCGACCGGAAGGCCAACGCAGAGGCTCGCATGGCCGTAGCGAGAGCGGCAGTAAAGGAGTTGGACGATGGCAAGAACTGACCTGACGACGCAAGTCTCTAGTCGCCTTGGCACGGTTCTGTCCTACGCAGCGGTATCAGCCGCCAATGATGCCATGTTCGTGAACACGGGAGTCGAAAAGGTAATCATCAAGACTGGTGCCACAGCGACGGTCAATATCGTGTTTGAGACGCCAATTACGGTGCTCTCGGAGGCGTTGGCTGTGGCTGACGAGGTAACTACACTGATCGCTTCAAGCGATGGACTGTTCGGCCCCTTCCCCACAGGTGTCTTCAACCAGCCATCGGGGGCCGATGTAGGGAAGGTCTACATCAACGTGGATCAGGCCGTGACCATCGCTGTGATCAAGCCAGGTTCGGCGAGCTAGCAGCCCTGTGGGGCAAGGAGGCTTAATGAGTCGGCACCTCATCCTGGAAGAGGAACTCCACCGAGTAGACCTGGGGGATGGCGAATGGGTGGACGTGAAACGCTTTCTGTCCTTGGGCGACCTGACGGACATCGAAGACCAGACGGGCGGGAGCATCGCTACCGGCAACCTGGCGACGGGTAAGGCCATCCTCGGGACGGTCATTCGGGCGTGGTCTTTCACCAACGGCTCCAACCAGCCCATCCCCGTGACGCCGGAGATGATCAACCACCTGTCGGGGGAGACGGCGGGCATCCTTCTCGTCGAGGTGAACAAGCTCAACCCGATGAGGACGGAGACTGACGAAAAAAAATCCTCAACCGTCTCTACCGGGCCATCGAGAAGGGAACGGCGCTCCCGAAAGACCTAGACTCTTACGCCGTAGCTATGAAGGTGACGGGCTTCTGTTGGTGCCACTTGCGACACATGCCACGGCACGTCTTCAACGACCTCATGCTCTTGTACGAGGCCGAGGCGGAAGTGGCCAAGCATAGGAGGGGCTAGAGTTGAATCGCCTTTCGCAAGACAACTACATGGCGGCGGCCGAAGACCCACAAAAGACCGAATACCTTCACGTCATAGTAGGCAGTGACAACCTCCCACCCTTCCTTGGCCCGCTTGTTGATCTCGACTTCGAGACCGGCTCTAGTTCCTGTATCGATAACCCGATATTCGTACATCGTTGCACCTTCTGGCCTGCAATCATAACACCGTTGGCATTATCTGTGGAGAATTCCGATGGCTGCTAAGTTGGAGATTTTGATATCGGCATCGGACAAAGCTTCGGGCGTCCTCAAGGGCATCCAGAAGGAGGCCGGCGGACTCGGTAACACAATGGGCACCGCCCTCAAGGTGGGGGCGCTGGCAGGCGCGGCAGGCTTGGGAGTCATTGCTATCGCCGCCTTTGATTTCGTTAAGGCTGCGGCTGCGGATGAGGCATCCGTCGCCAAGTTGCAAAAGGCCGTAGAGAACACAGGCGCGTCCTGGGCCAACTACAGCGGCAAACTCGATGCCACTGTTACGGCAGCCCAAAAGATGGCCTTCACAGACGATGCCGCCCGACAATCTCTGTCGCTCCTCATGGCCCAGACGGGTAATGCAGAAGAAGCTATGAGCCGCTTCGCCCTGGCGCAAGACGTTGCACGTGGCGCTGGCATCGACCTGGAATTATCCTCCCGGCTTCTCGGCAAGGTGACTGAGGAGAATGTCAACGTCTTCAAGAAGATGGGAATCAAC